AACCTCGAATGCAAAAGCATCAGCTTTTGTGATATCGAGGTACTGTGAGTTGTCTCCCAAGCTCTCAATTGTGAGGTCTGTGCCAGGTACATAAGTCTGTACTGTAGGTCTTACAGCACCAACTATTTTTAATCTACTTCCAAGTTTAATTTCTCCTTCAAATTGAAAATCACACCAATTTGAAAGAACTAGGTCTTTTTTAAGTTCTGTCTGACAATATTTTGACCAGAACATAGGTTTAAAATTTGTTGCCATTTAAAATCATCCTTTCTTATTACCATGTAAGCATTGACTTACGCACAGCCTCGTAAATTTTAGGGTCGTCGAGTTCTTTTTCTGTTAGCTTGTCTACATCATCAGGGGAATAAAAGGTCTTTTCCTCTTTTGAGTTTCCATTTTTCATACTACCTAATTTTTCTGGCTTTGCTTTTTCAACGCTTGTTTTTGAATATAATTCGTACACTTTTGATATTGGAGTATTTTGGTTAAATTGACTTGCAAAGTCTTTAAATTCTTTACTGTCAACTACTTCACTAGATACTCCGATTTTGGCTAGTTCTTTTTTGCTTCCTTCTTCTTGTCTATATTCGGCAAGCTTAGTGAACACAATCTTTTCTCTTAGCGACATATTTTCAACGCCTATTTTTGCCAATCGGTCAACCTCTTCTACCACTTCATCAAATCCCGACTCTATGATATCGTTAGCTTCACTATTAGCAAGAACCTTTAAATCATTTTCGCTGTAATTGGGTTGTGGCTTTGGAATTTCAATTCCCTTTTCAGTGTAAAACTCTCTAAGGTTACTGGCTGCCTCATTTACGTCATTAACTCCTAACCCAGCGTTGACAACAGTTCCCAACTCTTTATAAGGTTGGTACTCTTTTTCTAACTCTTTTCTTATCTTTGCTTCTTTGCGTGCTATCTTTTTAGCAAGCAATTCATCAAGTTTTTGGTTGAGCTCTTCTTCTGTATAACGCTTTTCAGGTACTTCTTCCGTTTCCCCATCAACAGTTTCTTCTGTAGTCTGTTCCTCTACGTTTTCAGTATCTTCTTCGATGATTTCATCTTCCAATACAAGGTTTTCATTTTCTTCAAACATAATTTTTACCTCCTATTTAACAAGGCAGTTTGCTTCTGCTCTATCCATTAAGTTTAATGACTTTAATGCTTGGTCGGTTTTAATTAACGGGCACTTCCTGCTGATTAACATCGGCTATTTGTCCTGCTTGCTGTTCAGCATCACCCATCAAGAATTGATTTGCGTTCTGTTGCATAATTTGGGCTTGTGCGTTCATCATTGCTATCTTTTCTTGTTCTTTTTCCCATTCTTCAATTGCATCCATAAGAGTTTGTTTAGGCATTACAGAGTCATCGTCAAGTGTCTTAACATATAGCTTTAATTCGGGCATACGCTGAACCGAAAACAAGCCGTTTGTCAAAAGGTTTTCCATGCTCATTTCCTGTGCGTACTTGTCAAAAGCCCCTCTAGGTGTTATATCTACCTTAACGCTTGCTTGAAGCTCTTTAAGGGACACCTGAGGGACTGTTAAAATTTGTGTGTACTTTTCGCCTGTTTGCGGGTCTTCCACTTCTTCTTCAAGCTTTACACTCCCACCATAAACGGTAATTATGTCAAGCCATATTCTAGCAAGGTCTTCTATAAAAGCTTTTGCATATTGTAAGTGTTCGGTCAATGGTTGCTGCGACGCCTGTTGAACGGCGAGAATAGCCCTACCACTTGCACTTGCAGGGTTAACCTGTCCTGTTGCAATATCTCCTGCACCTGCAAGCTCTCTTGTGCTTTGTATGAGTTCATTTTGCAATCGTTCAACATCAGGCGACATTTGGGCTGGCGGTACGTTGGCAAATATCTTTGACACATCATCAACTGAAATTCCACCCTTTGCCTTTATAACGCCACCAACCTCATTTACCGCACTTGGGTTTGATATTTTATCTACATTTATTACCTTCTGAGGATATGCGGTATTTTTTACAGTCAAAGCTCTTCTCATTGCAGTTTTATTAGTTTCAAGCTGATTAGGTATTAAATACCTTACTTCTCCTTCTCCACGAGAAGAACCTTTCTTGTCTTCCCACACCATGTGGGCAACAGGATAATAAGTGAGTCCTGTGTCTTTATCTTTCTTGATATTGACATATTTTGTAGACTGCGAAAAATGCACTGTGCCATTTTCTTTATAAAGCTTTGTTATAAGAGTAATCATTTCATCTTTTTCATATTTTGCTGACTCACCAGCTTCTTCTAAAGTTTCAAGGTCACCTAGTATATGGTATATATCCTTTTCATTGACTCCGTTGTTCAAAGCGTAAGTCCTTACTTCTGACACGGGCTTTCTTTGTTTAATCAGTATGTATGGCTGCGATTGTATATCTGAGTTGTTCTCGTTGCCATAATAAATGTCATTCTTATTGATTACTTCGTTAACAGGTTGCTCGTTCTCGTAATTAACGTAAATTATTCCTTCGTCATTTATTGCAGCATCTTTGACTACAAGACGTAGCTTTAAGTCCATGTAATCTTTTTCCCAAATCTTGCTTGCCTTTTTATTCAGAAGTTTACATATCTTTTCTGCGTTCTTCCTAAACTCTCTATTTTCAAAGTTTTCAGAGGAATAATTTATAGCGTATAAATTAGACAACACAATACCAGTTTTATACTTAACAATAGGTTTAATAAAGTTATATTGAACTTTTTCAATCCCTGCGACTTTTAGTCCATACCATTGGTCGCCATTATACATACGGTAGTTTAAGTCTGTGTCACTAAACATTCCTATCATTCGGCAATAACTTATGCTCTTGTCATATAGCGTCCATATGTCAGTAGTTTTTATATCTTGTAAGTCCATGTTTTCACCTGCCTTTATTTAAGGTCTCTTTGTCCCATTCCTGTGCCGTTATAGTTGTTTATATTCTCAAGCATGCTATTGAGTTTGTCCTGCTCTTCCCTGTATTCCTTGTTTTCTTTATATTCTTCTATTGCTTTTGCTGGGTTTGGAAGTTTAACGGGTTCATTGTTGTTCACTTTTTGACCTATCCTAGCACCCACAAACAAACAAAAAACATTTGAAAGGCATACAGCCAATATTAAAATGATTGTTTCCATTTACTTCACCTTTTTATCAGGTTTGCTGTGCTTTTTAACTGGCTTTTTAACTGGCCCATTTTCTTTAACGGTAACTTCTTGCTTGTCAAAAAAATGTTCTGCCTCTTTAAGCGTGCTGACATTCGACACATCGTGCCCTTTTTCAATTTGTCTTATCTTCCATAGCCTCAATTGCTTTGCTTTCATAGACTCTTTCATTTTCTGCCTCCTAAATTATTTCAATTCTGCTTCCGATTTCTCCATATTGGTTTTCTTCTTTTTCAAAGTTGAATTGATATTGATAGCTCGAATATATAGGCTCATTATCAAATACAACTTGTTCTCTGATATGATGTGCTATTGCAAGCCCCATCATTTGGTCATCGTGCCCACCTGCGGGTGCTTCTATCCTGCCCTTTTCGTTCCTAATTATCGTAAGAAGTTCCTCAAGCGTATCTTTGTCATTTATACACTCAGTGCTTTCTCTTACTATCTCTATCAGCTTTGATATAATAGTTGGTCTTGTAAGCGATGTAGTTCTAAATCCAAACCGCTTTTCTGTCTTGCCTGTGTATTCGTCTATCTTTTCTCTAACATATTGGTTGTTATAGCCTAGCCTTTGAAGCTCTGCTATTGGGAAGCTGTCGAAGTTTGCTTCTATGCCTATAAGGGCATCTTTGTAATACTTGCCTAAGCAGTACATTTGCTTTGTGTACAGGTCAGCATCAAACTGTTGCTTTAAAACTGCCACTTGTTCGCCAGTTACAGCATCTAATACATGAGCTGTAAAATAGTCTGAACCCTCACCCGCCGTGTCACTGCCTATGCAATACTTTGTAACTCTAGGAACATTCGGCACTTGATATATTTGAATATAACCGTTTTTGTCATTTACCCATCGAATGTTAGTTATCTTCATGCCGTCATAATCATATAAAAAATACCCAACCTTTAACGGGTTAGGTATTGTTTGTAATCTTTTGTTTATTTTTCTTGCATCAAAGACAGTCTTTCCAAGCACACCCCACATACCCAAGCAATACACATTGTAATAATACTCGTCTGTGTTTTTATAGCTTTCAAGCAATGTCTTGTAATCTTCATCAAGGAAATCATTATCTTTATATGTGCTGTGAAATATGGTTGTATTTTCGTCCGTCCTATCAAAAAAACGCTTTTTTAGCCAATGGTTTATGTCAATAGGGTTAAAACTAATAACTATTTGTTTCTTAGTTCCTTTACCTCTCAAACGAACATCAAGTTGATTAAAGTCTGCTTCTAACACTTCTGAAGCTTCCTCAATCCATATATCAGTTAATTCGCCTTTGGTAAATGTTATTGACTTTAGCTTTTCAACATCATCAAGTCCTGCAAATATAATCTCATTGTTATTAAGTAAGCACTTTATTCTTAAATCACTTTCGTTTATCTTAAAATGCTTATATAACTTCCACTTGATGATTATTTGCTTTAACAATGCAAACGTACTATCTCTGTTGCTCTTGCCCGTCTTTCTTACTACAAGCAAATTGCATTTGCTACTCTTTAGCAGTTTATATATATATCTTTCGGCTATAAAATAACTCTTTCCAGAACCAGCTAAGCCCCACCATAAAAAACAAGATATCTATTATCATTTTCTAAGTGTGCGACAAATGAACTGTTAAACACTTTTTTAGATATTTGTATATTTACAGAGGGCATTTAAACCACCACCTTATGTAACCAATTGTATATAGTTTTTTCGTTAACATTAAAATATTTAGCAGCATCAGCCTTGCAGCTAAATGTCATTCCGTTTATTGATACTTTCTTTTTATTTTTGTTTGCACCTTTTATTGCGTTATTCAATACTTGCTCACGAAATATTTTATTGTTTTTATAGCAATGTTTTGTATTGCCGCTAACTGTTGTCCATTCTAAATTTTGGGCATTATTGTTTTGCTTGTTGCAATCTAAATGATTAACAATATTACAGCCGTCTGTTTGCGGGATAAATGCTTCTGCAACTAATCTGTGCACTCGTCTGTAATTGTTTTTACCGTTATACAGACATACTTCAAAATATCCATCCTTGTCTTTTTTGGGTTTTAGTGTTATATCTCTTTTAACAGAGTACACATCGCCTGTATTGCTAATCATATATAAGCCTTCAAAGCCATTTATATCTTTATACATATTAATCTCACTCATCTATAACATCTACCTTGATAGTCATTACCTCATTGCTTGTAGGGTCTCCCTTTGCTAACGCTCGCTTATCGTACAGTGTCCCTATGACAGTTGACAAATTATTGACAGGTATCTTCTCGTCAGAGTCTAGTTCTTTTTCAAGCCTGTTTAAAGCTTTATATATTATGCTGTCTGCCTTTTTAACAAATTCATCTGTCTTTTTCTCGCAGAGTTTAGCAAATTCTTCTTTATCTTTGTTGTCGTCTATTATCTTACGCACGGTAGACTCTGCCATATCTAGTTGCCTTGCAGTCTCACTATAATTTCCAGTTGTAACATAGCTCAACATGACCTTGTATATTAACTCTGGCTCCGTCTTTTTCCCTCTTGCCATAATTCCACCTCATTGCTATCAACCGTATTTACTAACTAACTCGTTATACTCTTCTGCCCATTCAATAGGCACTACCATATTAGATTCTAATCTCCTGTATATTGCTTGCTTTAATTCTTCTATCCTCTCGCTATAGAATAGCTTTGCTGGCATAATTCCAAGTGGTGGTTTAGGAGCTGGTGTTTGCGGTAGATTTGCAAAATTAATGTTTTCCATATTGTTTCCTCCGCACATAATAAAAGAGCCTCTAATGAGGCTCTTAAATATTGACGAACTCATCGGCTTAGCTGCGTGTACTTTGCTACCTACTACCGATAATCAAGACCAATGCTGGCACTAATCTCTTTAAACTTATCCGCCCTGTTTTGATATGTAAATTTAAAGTAGGATATTTTATAGGCTATCTTGGGACACATTGTTAAGAGGTGCGATAAAAATATTATAATTAATACGGGTGTGGATTTGCACCACACATATGTTTCTATCATAGACACGGCACCATTAAATGGGACTAAGGATTTACTCGATAATGATAGATTAATTGGTGGAGAGTTACTATTTGTTTACCCGTGTTTTTTTAGCGTCTACAACACGCACCATTCACTATACCTTTTAATTAGCGTCTACCTATTCCGCCACCGTATTGTTTATAAAGTTAGCGGGTATTTATACGCCCCCGCTTGGCGATTAAGGAGTGATATATGTATTAGTTGATATCGTAGTGCTGTAAGAAGCCCGCATTTTCGCCACACTTCCTGCGATATTAGGCTGTTTTATATTGCGGATTAAGTGGCAATTAAGTTTTATAACTTTCCACAATATAATTAAAACACATTTTTAGCGGGGAATTCCGCCAACCTAAAAAATATTTTCAAGTTCTATTTCTAGCAACGACAGGAAACCGTCTCTTATTCTTTGAACGCTTCTTTCACTTAAAGTTGTGTTGCAGTATATTATCTTTGTCCCTTTAAGTATATTTTGTTTTATAATTTCTTGCTTGTCCTTATCGAACTTATGCAATGCTCTTTCCACTGCATCTGTTCTCGACCTTAGCACTGCCGTATGCTTTTCTATCTGCTGTGCAATATTGTATGTAGGGTCTGATACGTAAAAACTTCTTCCACCGTCGGCTTCTGGCTTTGATGTTGCCATTATCAAACTGTTTTCTATCTGTTTAATTTTATTGAGGTCACTATAGTAAGAACGGGCAACCTCAAGAACTTGCCTTCGTGATATTGTAGTGCCTTTTTTGGGAATATAATTTCTCAATTTTCCACCCTCCTTTTAAACTTCTTACAGCCAACCACAGGACAACCTCGCTTCTCACCTGTTTTTAATATGTACCCGCAACCAGTTCCAAAACCTTGAAAATATTCCTTGTATTCGCACTCTTTGCATTTTTTACTCTTTTCACGCTCACGGTCATATAAAATTTTCTTTATCTGCTCAGGCTGAACCTTGTATTTTCCACAAGACACTTTTTCTGCTTTGAGCGTGTTGTCGTTTATATAAAGATAAACGCATCTTCTAGTGACCTTTAGTGCTTCTGCCAGTTGAGGTACTGTGTAAATTGTTCCTTTACTCAACTTAAACACCTCTATCCAGCCCAAGAATATAGTCTGTTGTAACTCCATAAAGCTTACTAAGAGAAATTAAATGTATAATCGGCAAGGCATTTGCACCATTTTCGTACCTTGAATAAACTTGTTGAGTTGTTCCCAATATATCGGCAACTTGCTTTTGGGAATATTTTTTGGCTTGTCTAAGTTCTTTAATCCGAAAAATTTTAATTCCGTTCCTCATTATCCTACCTCCTATAGTTATCAAAAATCCATATGCCAAAAACCAAAACAACTACACTTATATAAATCCACCAATAATTGCTTAAAAAATCAAAGTCTAAGGCAATTCTTTTTGTTATATAATCTAGCATTTACCCTCCAACTTTCTGCCACAGTTAGGGCAAAAGTTTATTGAGAAATATGTACTGTTGCCACTTCTCACAAAATACATTGACGGTTCAACATCATCCAATATTTCAACATAAGGTTTACGCTCGCCCATATATCCATAATATCCACTTTCAAATTCTAACTTCTTCTGCTCGTTGCAATATTCACAACCTTTTTCTCGCTCTGCTTCTGTGTTCTCATATTCTGCAAGCCTGTTATATATTCTTAATGATTCACTATCTCCACCCCACATTGACATTACAAGTGGGGTTTCTCTTCTTTGGGTTAATCGTTCCATTTCTAGTCCTCCTTTGGCTTGTGTTTAAACGCTAAATAACGATTTCCGTATTCATAATCCAGCTCATCTGGGCATAGTAAAAATTCTTCGCTATTTTTAAGTTCAATTTCTCTGTTCTCACAATTTATTAAAAACCAACTGTCTTTTACATCTCCAAATGGTCTTAAAACTTTAACCCATACAGGCTCTCCGTCCATCTGCCTTAACTGTTCAATTGTCAACGGTTGCGGATTATCTCGCTCTGCCTTTTCTTGCAGGGCTTGAAGTGCTACATCAAAATGTTTGTCGTATTCGTGCTTGCGTTTTTTGCTACTTGAAAAATCTTGAAACATTGATTTTGCTCTTGCTACACATCCTATTGCTTGCTCGATGTCATTCATCATCAACACACTCCTCTGCGATAGAATTAAGCCAGACTATGCAATCTTCTATGTTTTTGGTTGGATCTGCATCGCATAGTAATTTTGCTACTTGCTTATCACTCATGTTTGTAATTTTATCGAGGTTTGTCGGTCTTGCGTCAAAGCTATTTTCTTTTGCGTAAGAAATACAGGCACTTTCTCCACATTCAAGAAGACATCCATTCCACACAGGACAACGACTACATGAACTGCTCATTTCTGCTCACGCTCCTTTGTCAAAATTTCTAAATCAATTTTTTTTACATTATTTAAAAACATATCCATATAATGTTCACGCTCAACAGCTGTATTACATTTACGTGATATTTCAGATAAAAGTAAATTTATATAATTTGATAATTTAAATGAAATATCTGTTGCAGTTGCTTGCCTATCAAGGCTTATTTTTTTACATTCTAAATAATATTGTTGAGCACATAGGATTACATACGTTGCCATGTCACTAGTTTCAAACATCCTTGAAACTGGTTTACTATAAATTTCAGTTAGCAGTTGCATTTTATTGAATGGCATTCCTGCTCACGCTCCTCAAGTACCGACTTAGCCCCATACTCATTCCAATAATCTACCACTTGTCTACAATGTTCTGAATACTCGCCATCTGTGATAAACGGTTCATCTAAAAGTATTAGTTTGCTTTCTGAAATAAGTTGAGTATTGCTCTCAAGCTCTACAGCATCTAAATTGGCAATCGAATCAGTATAAATACTTGTCTTGGTTTTCCCGATGTTTATTTTTTTGATTTTCCCCTCTAAAAATTTAAATTTCTCTTTTCCTGTTTCATCTTTAAAACTTAGTATAATTCCGATTTTCATATCTGGTGTAATCATTGATTAATCTCCTTTAATTTTGCTTCGGCTTCCTCTTCGGTTAAAAATACACAAATTCCAATACTGCCTAAAATATTTATTGCACAGAATAAATTAACCAAAACAACTGGATGAATGGTAAATTCACAAGGCTTTTCATCACTGAAATCCAAAAGGCAACAATCAGAGTCGTTTAATTCATAGCTACCTTCACTCCAATGTTCGCATTCGTTTTCAATACAATCTCTGCTTATTTCATAAACTATGTCCCCAACCTTGCAAGGCAATTTCAAAACAAGGTCTTTATCCTTGAAATGTTTACAGCTAACGCAACAGTCAGCTAAATTGCAAATCTCATTATGTACGCATTTTTTACAAATCATTGTTACACCTCCACGATGCTTTCAATTTCTACATTAAAGAATATCTTCCACATTTTTCTTTGTATCCAATTAAATTTTGCTGAGTTGTAAATCTTTAAATCTCCTATTTTGACACACGACTTTGATTTAGTTGTATTTTCTGCAATGCGAAATTCTGTCATTTTCAAACCTCCTTAAAATACCGTTCAAAATTTTCTTTAAGCAAAATTAACCTTGCTTGCTTTCTGTCTAAAATATATAAATCGCCAATATGCTTTACTTCCCATTTTTGCCTACTGTTTGCATAAACAGTTATTGATTCTTTGCCTTGAATTATATTAAAAGCAGAATTACTAACTGGCACAGCTATACTCATATTCAAACCTCCTATTTGTTAGTAAAATCTTCGTTTTATTGTGCTTTTAACATTTCTTTTATTTTTGGCTCAATATTTTCTATAAAAATTTTTACAATTCTTTTTGCCATAAGAGGATAAGTTTTTGTTATACACACTAACAATTCATAATCATCAGCAAACTCATTATCTGCGTTTGTATATTCCAAAGCCTTTAATAAGCCATTATATACATCTGATTCAGATGAACCTCGACATATCTCTTCGATTTCTTCCAAATCAAAGTCAGGGTTTTCATCACCTAATACATAATTAATATAATTTTGTGCATTTGACCATGTTTCTTTAAAATCAATAACACTTTCGGATGATATTTTCCCTAACAGATAAGTTTCGTCAAGCCTTGCCATTAGTTCTAAAAATGGCTCTGTGTCAGGTGTTGGTACCCAGCCATAGGCATAGTTGCCACAATCGGATAATATTGATAAATCATATCTATCCAAATCAAAGTTAAAATTTGCCCACAGGCAAGAACCATAATTGTCATCTGTTTTTTCTTGTCTATATTCAAGTGTGATTACATTTGGCTTTTTAATATTAACTGTTGCCATTTTATTTACTCCTTTCACCACTCTGTACTTGCAATAATGTATGGCTCTGAAAAATCGCCATCATATTCAAGTGCTTGTCTTAAAGATATATACTTGCAAACTTCAAAGTTGATATATTTTATATCCCCAAATGTTAGCTCGTTTGGATTGAAGCACAATTCTTCTTTATCTCCTAATTTTTCAATGTCTTTCTCTGTGGCTTCCCACCACATACCATCAGTTTCAAGATTACATTCTTGTATGTTTTTAATGTCTTCTTTAGTAAACTTATCGTCTATTTCTTCTAAATCTTCATACCATTTCAAGGTATCTTCAAGATTCCATTTTGTAGCAACCCAGTTGTATTCATCCATTTTATAAACTTTTATTTCAGACATTGTTTGCTCCTTTCAAAATGTGTATAAAACTTCTATTTGCTTACAATAATTTCGCAAATTATTCAAACTATACTTTCATTCATCGTTAGCACTAACTAACGCAAGCAGAAAGAGGAAAACCAATATGTAGGCTAAGGCTATGTATAGCATTTTTATTGCACTCCTTTTTATTTATTTTTTCATAAATACTAACCAATGTGTCTTGCTACGCCTATCCCCGAACAATGGCCGATAATCAATGCAATTAAGTATTTGGCTAAGTTTTATTTGCTCTTCACACCATTTAAAGACTAATACACCATTAGGCTCCAGTACTCTCATACATTCATTAAATCCTGCTTTAATATCACTCGGCCACGAATCATTTAATTTTCCGTACTTTTTGGCCATCCATGAATTTTCGCCTATTTTTAACAAATGTGGAGGGTCAAAAACCACTAGCTTAAATGTATTGTCTTTAAATGGCATATTTCTAAAGTCGGCCACAATATCGGGATTAACTACTAGCTTTCGGCCATCGCATAATACATCTTCATATTTTCGCTTGTCCATAAACAAAACATTCTCATTTTGCTTGTCAAACCAAAACATACGGCTACCACAACAAGCATCTAATATTGGTTTGTTCTTCAAATCACCTTGCCTCCGTGCTTGTACGGTCTAGTTTTGTTGTATTCGTGTTTGATTTTGATAATTTCTTCAATGTCAATGTGGTTTTCTTCGCACCAAGAAAAAATCATAAGTATACAAGTTATTAGACCACCCATTATTTCTTTTTGTTTGTGCTTCCAATCATATGCCCAAGATAAGCTGCAATGACATTCTGCGATTAATTTTGGCAATGTGCATGTAATTTTTTGCTGGCACAAAAGCAATATTGTCGACTCAACATCAATATCTTCTTTTCCGCAATAGTCAAGAATTCTAATTACGCAATCTGCAAGTTCAACCGCTATTCCCTCTGGCTTTTGCCCGTGCCAATTTGAAAAATCTGTTTCTTCTTTAAGACAACATTCAATAGGCTCGTCTATAAAATATGCCATTGGCTTACCGTCTCTGTACTCCTCCAATGCTTCTGATAATTCAGAGTGGCACAATGCTATAATTTCAGCGAATGACCTTTCCTCTTCCCACCAACCGTGTTTAATTGAGTTGTCGTGTACCTCTTTTGCAAATTCGTTAAAATTCATACCAATTCTCCTTAAACTTCTTTTATTTTTATTCCGTGTACAAATAACATTAATTTACGCTTGATAATATAATCTTTTGTTTTAAAGCCTTTTGTGTCCTCAACAATCTTTTGACCGTTTTCTGTATAAACAAAATCTGCTATGTAAGAACAAGCATTTTCAATACACTTTTTGCCGTCTTTTAACCTTTTGCCGTTTTTGCCGTATCGCTCAAAGTGTTCATATTGAGCAGGGATTAACTCAAATTTAACTTGCAATTGTAAATCTTGAATTTTTCCCGCACGCTCTGAAAGCTTTAATTCACAGTATCTATTTGCTTCGTGACTACTATCAAATTTAATGCCGTCAATCGTAGTAATTTTAGATTTGTATTTGTTCATTTCCTCTCCTTTTATAAACGGGGATTTGTGCTTTTTCTTTGTACAAATCCCAATCATATGACGGTTTTGTCAAAAGCTGGTCTACTTTCTTGTATCGCTCATTGGCTATCTGCTTTCGCTTGCTCTCGCCATTAATTTCGACAGGATGACACAATTCCATTAATCTGTCGTAAGTTCTCGCAAATCTCAAATCAGTGCTTTTTAATTCTGCTCTTGTTAGGTTGCTTGTGATAATTAACGGCTTTTCTGCTCTGTATCTCATTTCGACAAGATTGTAAATTTGCTCTTGTACAAATTCCGTGCCACGCTCTGCACCAAAATCGTCAAGTATTAAAAGGCGTGCATTTTCAATGTGTTTAAAAATTCTTTGCCTTTCATCGTCGAAAAGCCTTGTTAACCTATCGCATAGACAAGTGGTGTTTGCCATGTATACCGACACCCCGTTGTCAATCAAAGCATTAGCGATACAAGCTGCAGCAAAAGTCTTGCCAGTTCCCTTATTGCCTAAGAGCATTAAGCCTAAATTGTTTTTATACATTTCTTGCCAATTTGACACATAGTTTTTGGCAAAGTCTAAATCCTCTGTTGAGTTGTCAAAAGTCATATTAAAATAACGCTTGTCCGCTATGCCTGTTTCTCTTAGTTTCGATATCCTGTTTATTCGCTTTTGCTGTTTTTCTAACTCGTTATCAATAGCTAGTTGCTTTTGTTTGCATTGACAGATAACAGGCATTATGTATTCTCTTCCGCTTAAGTTGACAAAACATTGCTTTGGAGTGTTGCAAAAACCACAGTAAATTAATCCGTCTTGTATATAGTCGTTGTCTTGCTTGGTTTGCGTTTTTTCAATTTGCTGGAAGAAGTCATCAAACATTACCAATATTCACCGTCCTTTGCTGGCTTGTCCTCAATAACCGCTTTATCGTTATAATTGCCGTCTAGCACCTTTGCCATATTTGCATCCTTTGTTAGCCAATCAAAAGTAGCTTGCCAATCCCTGTTATTCTTGCCTTTTAAAAATTCACTATTTTCTGCAAGTTTGAACAATTTTTCAAAGTCTGAATATGTATAACCGTTATTAAGTCTTGCTTTAATTGCCTTTTTTCTTGCTGCTGATATCATTTGTACCTTTGGAAAAGAAACACAAATAGAATTGAAATAATTTGCAATGCATTGGTAGTCAACGGAAGTTGATGTAATATCTATCTCTTTCTCTATATCTAACTCTTTTTCTATCTCTATCTCTGTGTTACAATGTTCAGCATTAGCGTTACAATTTGTTACATCAGTGTTACAATGTAACGCTTTTTGCTTTTCTCTATAATTTCTAACTCTTTCGGCTGTGCTTGTTTCGCACCCAATTAGCTTTTGAGTTTCAGCCATAAATATAGTCATGTCATCAAGAATTTCAACCATATTTAATTCAATAAAAATCTTCATTGCATTTCTTACAATGTCTATATTTGTGTCTGTTATCGTAGCGAGCATTTCTTCGTTGTACGGTATTGTTTCGCTAAACCTTAACTCGCCGTCGTGTGAGATGCTCTCAAGTAAGAGTTTAAGATAAAATAATATATAATCTTTGCCGTTTGGCATCGCTTCAATAATTCGTATATCGTGCCTTTTAAAAAAGTCTTTTTGAAGTTTTAGCCAGTAAAATTTTTTAGCCATTTTGCACCTCCTTTAACGCCTTTTTAGCACCTCGCAAGCACCAAAATATTGATTTTGCCCTGCTGCTCTCTTGCTTTATATATCGTTCAATTTCTTCACGGTCAGAGGGCTTATAATACCCTCTGCCGTCTTGATTGTTGATAATTGCTGTGTCTCTGCGCGCTTGTGATATTTGCTCTCTTATAATTCTGTCTGTAAAGCCAGTGAGCTTTACAAGTTCTTCACGAGTAATTGCGTTGTCTTTGCCTTTAGGAATGTAATCGATTATGTTCATATTTCACCTCTTTGAGAGCCTTTTTAATTCTTTTAAAATTTCCTTTTCAACTATTTCAAGGCAATCATTTTTAGCCACAGTTGGTTTACCTTTGGCATCTTTGTTTTCCTCATACATCTTATTAACAATTTGCTTTACCGAATATCCCTCAAAATAGCTTGGTATTATTTCGCTTGATTTCATTTTTAACCCTCACTTTCATAAAGTCAAAATGAAAGGCTATCATCCCCGTCAATCATTTCAAAATCGTTTGAATTTGAAGAAAAATTAACATCTATTTTATCTTTGAGTTCATTTAAATTCGCATCAGGCAAGGAAGGTGCAGCATTTGCACTTTGCTCTTTGCTTCCGCAAAAGCTTACGTCGCTTGCTACGATTTCAAAGGCTGTACGCTTGTTTCCCTGCTTGTCCTCATAGTTGCGTGTTTGAATTCTGCCTTGAACCGCAATCATTGAACCCTTTTCAAAATATTTACATACAAAATCTGCTGTGCCTCGCCATGCAACAACATTGATAAACGATGTTGTTTTTTTATCTCCAAACCCTGTGTCTACTGCAACTGTAAATGAAGTTACACTTATTCCGTTTTGTGTTGTTTTAAGTTCAGGCGTTGCCGTTAATCTGCCAACAATGGCTGCGATATTCAATGACATATTAATAATCCTCCTAATATTTTTTATAAACTAAATTTTCTTCGTTCCAGTTAGAATACTTTGACTTCAAATACGACTTTATGCGTTCTTTTATTTCAGGTCTATCCGTTGTATTGTCATATCTGTGATGACATCTTCCGCATAGTGTAACGATATTTTCGGGTATTCCTAAACCGCTGTGAGAACGTGCTATGTAATGTGCGTTTGGCATTGCTTGACTGTTCCTACACAATATACATTCGTGGTTGTCACGTTCCCATACTTCGTCCTTGACTTTTTGGGATATGTCTAATGCTCTTGTTCTTTTATTCAATTTCCCCACTCCTTTTTTAATAGGTCAATTTCGCTTGCAGATAGCACTTGTATGCCTTGCAATTTGCAATCGTTTACAAGATTATCAATAAGCCTAGACATTTGTTTTGTGTTGTAAGTTGACGAACCATAGTAAGCGTTCAAAAGTACAAAGCCGTCATGTTCTGCATAGTCGATTTTTTGACAAATCCACCCATAGCCGTGCATTTCCCAAGACTTAACAAAGGTGTCAAATGCCGTTTCATTAATTTCAAATTGCCTAAATATTCCTAGCTCTAATATGTATTTGCGATATATTTCTATCGGCTCAATATTAGCCTTTTGAGAAAGCTTTTTGATTAACACCCATGCATAAGAGTTAGCATTTAACGAACGCTTTTCTCTGTGCACTTTTATTGAGATATCAAGGTCTTTATCGACAAGTTCGTCATACTGCGTTGTGACATCGCCCGTGAGCCTCAGCGTGAGCATTTGTTGCTTATCTAATGTCATTTGCAGGCTTGCTATCTGTCCTCTTAATTCAAGCATTGTCTTTACTTTCCTCGCTAACTTTCGCTTCGTTTATTTTTTCTTTTAGAAGAACAATAGCCTTTGCATACCCCTCAGCGTCATGTGACAACCCTTTTAGCGAAGCTTTTAACGCACTTTCTATACTGCATGGTTTTAGGGTTGCAAATTCTTCTGCATAGTCAACAAGTGCAATATAAGCTCTTTCAACATCCGCATTAATATATGGCGTGTTGGAAAATCCCCATTCAAAAGCCTTTTCGCCCGTTCTGTCCGTGATGCACAAATATGTAATTTTTCTTGTTTTAGTGTTAACTTCAAGTCTTGTAACTCTATAAACCGCAAACTTATATCTAGGCTCATACTTGGGCTTTTCTTTTGTGCCTGTATTCTTGGTTTGAAGTTCAATAAAAATTGGAATTTTAGTATATAGTTCTCTTGCTACGCCAACAGAATATGCGGCTCGTTTAAAAGCATCTGAGGCTTCTCCTTTTTCTTTTTGTGCAAAAGATGGCGTGCCACAATCTTGACGCTTAATCCACATTTGCTTGTCTTTGTCCCATATTTCAATAGTGCAAAACAAACTGCCTTTTATTTCTTGATATGTGTCTTGCCAACCCATTTCACCAAAAGTTTCGTCTAATATGTTTCGGCAAGCTCTGCTGTCTATGTACAATAGGAAACTCGCTTTGTCTTCAAAGCATTGATTTATTCTGCAAGATACTTCATTTGGTCTGACTGGCCTAATCAAAAAATCACTCCTTACTTAAACATCAAAATTTTGCTTTTCTTTAAATTCATCAATGGCTAAGTCCACATCGTAGCCGTCGTATTCATCCGTTTCCGCTTCTACTTCCTCGAACCGCACTGAATATCCGAACTTCCTCTTCTTCAAGTCAATCAATTTCTTCGCTCCACAATGCTCGCAATACTCATACTCCGCATCATCCTCTTCTTGAATGAGAATTGCATTGTCTGATATAGTGCAGCAACAACAAAAACAAGTAATTTTAGACATTCAACGCACACTTCCAATTCCGATGTTTCTTAAAACCTTTTTTATTCTTATATTTTGTGCAGTCCTTGCAAATCTCAGGCTTTTTAGGTGATGAAGCTAATAGCTCTTTATAGTGGGCGCACCTTGTGCAGATGTCATCTATCATCTTTCTACCTCTCCAATGATATAGTTTCAATTTCCCCACACTCTCCTACTCGATGGAATTCGTTAGCTTTTTTAACAATTGATTTCATTTTGCAAATCTTTTTCATTTCATTGCTTGTGTTTTTGCTATAGTTTACATTGCGTACTAGATGATATAACAGTTGTATAGCTTGCTTATCGTCAATGTTCACATCTAATCCACCGCACCACAGTGGAAACGCAGAAAAATCCAAATTCGCAGAACGCAAATCCGCAGAACGCAAATCCGCAGAACGCAAATCCGCAGAACGCAAATCCGCAGAACGCAAATNCGCAGAACTCAAATCCGCAGAACGCAAATTCGCATAACTCAAATCCGCAGAACGCAAATCCGCAGAACGCAAATCCGCTCTTTTCCCTTTTTCGCCACCACTCCGCAGCCACTCTTTATGTTCGTCTAAAATTTTATTTAATTTTGCTTGTTCCATTTTTAACACTCCCTTAAATTTAAAGCATAATTCATAACGCTGTTTGAATATCCACTTGTAAGCTTGTCCTTTGCTCCGTTTTCACCGCAGTTGTAGCAAACCAAAGCTTTGTGGTAATCGCCGTATTTATGTACTAGATTTGAAAATATGTATACACCGCTCTCAATGTTTTGTTGTGGGTTTGTTAAATCCGTAATACCAAGTTGCTTATTAAGTTCATCATAATGAATTCTATTAATTTGCATTATTCCAACGCATGAGCGGTCACTTGAAAGTGCCATAAAGTCGTACTTGCTTTCTTGCCACATGATGCCTAGCACTATATCTACAGGCACGCTATACTTCTCGCACATCTCAAAAACAAAGTCTTGGTACTGCTCTTCAAGAGGTATGTTGTAATAGGTTTGTTCTTTCTCTACTACTAATACTTGTGGCTTGTCCTGTTTTGTTGTATTCTCAACAATTTCCTGCGTTCCCATTGCTCGTGCCTCAAAGGTGTCTACTTTAAAAAGCAAAACGCAAATTGAAAGCACGCCAAGAAAAATGACTGAAATAATCAAAAATATATCGCACTTACAAAACTTAAAATCCATTTTCAACACTCCTTCTCATTCAACCAGTTTAAAATTGCGCTTTTTGAAAATCTAACACTTCCACCGCATATTTTGATGAATGGCATATTATCTTCTTTTATCCATTTGTATAACGCACCACGTTGCACTCCGAAAATTCGACACGCAAGCGGGATATCAAATAACACAGGTACTTCGTTCCAATCAGTAACTAATGATTGCTTCATAAAATCACTCCTCGTCTGAGATGAAAACTATATGTTTATATGCGTAATCAATCATTTTACTTGCTACACTTCGCATGCTTTCTCCGCTCTCTTCCGCTACTTCCATTACTTTCTCATAGCTATCTGCGTTAAGCCTTGCCATACGTTGAGTTTTTGTGTCTGTGTCTGTATCGGTTTTGCATCTGATTTTAAGCTTGTCCATAAAAGCCTCCTTGTGTTTACTAAGAATATGTTGTATAATTGTTTAGATAGTTTTTCTTTTGCCGTCTTTGAGTGCCAGCTCAAGGCGGTATTTTTATGCTGTGTTGTTACAAAACATTTCAAAGTATCTAATTAAGATACTTGTTTGGCAAAAAAAATATCGCAAAATTCTTGCACGTCTAAATTATATTTGTTCTTTATTTTAGACATTTCATGCTGATTAAATCCAGCGCCTTTTTTTTCGTTGATTTTCTTGCTAAAGGTAGTTGTAGTAATACCTAAGTATTCAGACAGAGAACAATAGTTGTCGCCATTACTAATCATAACAGACCTCAGCTTATTTTTGTTCATATGCTCGCCTCCTTTTTTAGAGTATCTTTTTAAGACACTTTAAGTGTATCATCAATAAATCGTGTTGTCAATAAAAAAGTATCTTTTTTTTATACTTTTTTTATTTTTGATTGATTTTTGTATAAAATTATGATACTATTTTTAAAAATAAAGCATTAGGAGAATTAAAATGGAGATATCTGAAAGAATTAAATTGTTAAGAATTCAAAAGGGAATAACTCAAGAAGAACTAGGTAATAAAATTGGTGTAAAAAAGGCTGCTATTAATAAATATGAAAATGGTATTGTGAAAAATTTTAAAAGAGCTACTATACAAAATTTGTCAAAAGCTCTTGATGTAAGCCCTGCATATTTATTAGGATACGAAGAAAAAGAGCCCATCACAGAAGATGACGAACTCTTTCAAGAAAATATCAAATTGTTTATGTCTTTGCCTGACGAGAAACAAAAACAAGCCCTTGACTTTCTTCGTTTTTTAAAAGGTGAATGAGATAATCGTTTACCTTTTTTTGACTAAAATTTGTAATAAGTTCTTTAAACTTATTTTCCATATACTGCTCCTTTACACTATGTATAGAACAAATGTTCTTATAAAGTTATACTACACCAAAATAAATGTTATTTCAAGTTGCAAAATAACTAAAAATATGTGATAATTATTTACATACCGTTTTAATTTATACTCTTGACAAGAACGGATATACAATATGTATTAATTAACTGATTATTTTAATAGGATGTGTGTATAATGATACGGTCAAACAATTTAGCAGGCGAAAAAGAAGATATAAAATACTCATTGAGTAACAAACCCGCAAATAATGACATTTTTGGTAGTGATATTAAGTTTAAACCACAAGATGAAAATATACTTGGTGCTATAGACCACACAGAGAACGAAGCCTCTACCCCGCCTATTTCAGATAATAACCCTACAGAAAAGCATGAGCCAAAAATAGACTTTAAAACTTGCCCAAAGTGCGGATATATAAATTTAAGCAATGACAATTCTTGTTCATTTTGCGAGACAAACCTTACAACTCTAACAAAATGCCCTGATTGTCATTATGAAATTTCTTATGAAAAAACTCATTGCCCGTATTGTGGATACGACCTTTCATACTATGTTTTAAACGCAAAATTTGCTATAAGCCAATATAATAAGCTCGTCACAACTTTAATTGTAGCTTTAATCGTGCTTATCCCCTTGATTTTGGAAATAGACAAATCTATTTCATATTCACTAATGATAGTTGCAACAATTTTGGCAGCTTATGCTTTGCCTGTTGTTATTTGTAGATTGATTAATAAAAACCCTTTCTCTGAAAAAAGAGGGAAAGGAATAGCATTTATATTTACAGTGTTATCTACTATTGTATTTTTAATAGCATTAGATTATATAAAAGAACTTGACCATTTTACTGTAGGGGCTACCGTGCCTTCATTTTTGGGATACGTAAATTATCTAATTTTAACCTCAAAGAAGCAAAAAACACAGATAACCGCAGAAAGCAAACCCACATATAACAAGCGTATGATTATAATAATTTGCGTAGCCGTCGTTTCGATTGTATCGGTAATATCTATTATTATGTTTAACGGAGGCAAAGAAAGAGAAGCAAACAGTAGTATATCAATAGTGAGTAAGACTGATAATGTTATAGCAGGGAGCGAGGCTCATATAACAGTTAAAGGAAAGCCAAATACACAATATAGCATATCTGTTTATTATGATTCAGGAGAATCAACCGCTGATGGACTAGAAGAAAAGTATTCTGATGATGATGGTTATGTGTCGTGGAAATGGATGACAAGCCCTAGCACAAACGATGGCGAACATAAAATAGTTATTTCAGACGGGCAAGGCAAACTTACAACTTATTTTTATACATTACAAGATGATTATATAGAAGCTGACGATTCGGCATATACAGATGATTCGGTATATGTAATAGAATAGCCATATTTATATAGAGGACGTGTTAAAATGGCAAAGAAAACAAATACTAAAAGAAAAGATGGCAGATATGCTGTACAAGTCTATATTGGACTGGATGAAGATAAAAAGCGTAAGTATAAAACTATATATGGAAATACACAAAAAGAAGCAGACGAAAAAGCACTTGACCTAAAATTACAGTTAAAAAAAGGCATTGACATTACATCCGAAAACGACACTTTTGGTGAATGGGCAGATAGATGGTTAAAGACCAAAAAAAGTAGTATTTCAGAATCCCAATATAGAGCATACCGCTCGTTTGTTAGCCATTTAAAATCAGACTTAGATAATATCCCTATTTCAAAAATTAAATTATATGAAATCCAAAGCGTTATTGACAGATTGGCAAGTAAAAACCCAAACACGCATAAACCGACGGCTAAAAAGACACTGCACGACATAAAAATAACAGCAAAGCAAATATTTGATTTTGCTATTGTAAACAGAGCTATAGAATATAATCCTTGCACCGCATTAATCGTTCCACACAACGCACCAAAAAGCCACAGGAGGGCATTAATTGATACAGAGATATCCATGATTGAAAACACTCCGCACAAGGCGCAGAGAGCGTCAATGATAATGTTATATGCAGGATTAAGAAGAGGCGAATTAATAGCCTTGACGTGGAATGACATTGACTTGAATAAAAAAACAATATTTGTAAATAAGGCTGTAGAATTTATTAACGGGCAAAATCCACAAATAAAGTCAACCAAAACAAAATCAGGGTTAAGGACAATTCCAATACCTCAAAAACTTGTTGACTTTTTAAAAGCTGAAACAAAAGATAGTATATATGTTTGCTCCAACAAGGGCAGTCTACACACACAAACATCGTGGAAATGTCTGTGGAACACATATTTATTAGATTTAGATGTAATATACGGTAACGCAACGTTTGTTAAAGACGGAAAAGTTAAATATAAAAAAAGCAAATACGATAAGAATTTTAAAGGCATTACAATAGAAAGATTTACTCCGCATTATTTAAGACACACTTACGCAACAATGCTATATAAGGCAGGAGTGGACGTATTAACGGCTAAAACATTGCTTGGTCATGCAGACATAAAAACAACGCTAGGCATATATACGCACCTCGACAGTGAGTTTAAAGAGCAGAACATCGAAAAGCTAAATGAATATCTATGCAAGTCAGATGCAAGTCAAGATATTTCAGAAACACCGTAACTGCGTTGCTTTGAGCGTTTTATTAGCTGATTCGTAATCAGCAGATCAGGGGTTCGAGTCCCCTCAGTAGCTCCAGATAAATACCTTGTAACTACGTTGTTTTCAGCGTGTTTTACAAGGTATTTATTTTTCTTTAAGTGCAAGAAAAAACATAAAAAAACAATAAAAAACAAAAATGTGCAAGTCAAGATGCAAGTCAAAACATTTGTTTTTAATCTGATAAAAACAAAAGCGGGCAAGGAATTAACCTTGCCCGCTAATTTTATATCTATTCACTTTTTGACATCTGCTTTAATACTTGATTGCCGTATACGGTCAAGCCTGTTAACAATACACCTTGTATTACTCCGCTAATATTAATGCCAAGCAAGAAAATTGAAAGTCCTACGCCGAACCCAAGCAAAATAATTGGTATATACTTATCGGGTATTTTTTCAATTCCTTTTATAATCATACCAAGTATGTACAGCACAGGAACAAGAATAAGTCCGTCTTGCGTAATAAAACTTAATATGTTCACTTTTGTCCTCCTTTTTTATTTTCTATTATGCTTAATCTAGTTTCATGATTATTAATAATTTGTGCGTGGTCTTCTATTTTTTCATCTTGTGATTTGTTGTGTTCCCAAATACGTGCATGAGATTCAGTGTTTTTAAACGTCAAATCCTTTGCTGTTTCGCTGAATTGCTTAACACTACAATCAAGCCGTATTACTATAGTCGTAAATTTAATTGCTGCACCGACAAAGGTCGCCACAAACCCTACTAATGCTATGATAACTGTTACAACAGTCCACTCCATTTTAATGCTCCTTTACGTTACGCATTTTTCATTGCACCTCTTGTAAGTGGTCCTGCAAATCCATCAGCCAAAAGTTGCTTGCCATTTAGGTCTTTGTGTTCTCTCTGGAACTTCTTTATTGCTTCCGTTGTTATTGCTCCGCACCGTCCGTCAATTCCTGCGTTTCCAACGTTATATCCAAGTCTTGTAAGTTCCCATTGCGCCCATTTTACATCTTCACCAACATGACCTTTTGTTACTGCTCTTTTAGGTTCTTCATATGGATTTGTAGAAACGCTTTTAAATGCAAGTCCTTTGCTTTCAACAATGTTTGTAAATGACTTGTCCACAAAGAACAATTGCTCTGGCGGGAATGTGCCATGAGTTGTTGTAAGCACCCATTTGCCGTATGAGTTTTTTGCCCAGCCATTGCCCGCCATTTTGCCCTTGCCCACTGAAATATGGAAGTGATATCCGCTTGCACCGTCTGTGCCTTCTCGGAGTATATATGCGTTACGCTTAAAAGTTTGTCCAACCCTTAGAGTTCTTAAATCATCATCGTTAGGGTGCATTATAAGAATTGTTGCAAAGTCGGTTGTTCCATCTGCAAAGGTAACAGGTGATGTTGACTCAAGCCAGATTGTGTTTACTCCCTTATTGCCGACACCATAAATGCGTGCAACTTTTATTTCATCGCATGGGCAATAAAAATCGCCTCTGCCACAATCCTTTTCACCGTCATCTATCGGATAATCTTTTGGATTGCCTGTTGTGTGTGTTATGTGGGATGTTCTTCCATTATACGACTGTGTTATTCTCATTGTTTTAAGCGGGTATGTAAGAAAGTTACTCATTTTATTTCCTCCATTAAATCCATTCAGGTTTTTTAGGTGCTGCCATAGTTTCTGTTACATCTAACCACGCTTGATACCAAGTATTAAGCTCTGTTTTCTGTTCTTCGGTAAGCTTGTCATACCACGGTTGACCACGATTGATAATTGGGAAACATTTTGCTTGTCTTTCGTTTCTTAATCCTTGTAACTCTCCTTGTTCTATTAATTGCTGAATTTCTTCTTCTGACATACCATTCTTCCAACAATTATTTTTAAAGCCGTAAGTTGGCCCATATAACCCGTTAGCCCATTCGGTGGTTACAATGGTTTCGTTTCCTTTTAGTTCATAGTCACCGCCGTTTATAAAAGATGTTATAAATTTTCCAGTTTCTTTTTCTACTGCATAATACATTTAATCACCCCACATAAAACTGTATATTAGAGAGAGATGACCACACCTCTTTACCTATGCCGTCTGGAATACAGTATCCGTCGTCTTGCACGAATAATCTACCCATACCGCTACCTGTCAACATAGGAAATATAAGTCTTTTACTAGGTCTGTACCCCTCTGGTAATAAAAATGCAGGCACAAGAGTTGTTGAACCACCACTTATTAAGCCTTGCATTATAACAACTCCGTCTACTTTTTGGAATTGTCCATTCTCATAAGGTGCGTCATCTCTATTATGCCAGCCATTAAAATAGTTTAAAGATTTCCAACCATCCCCTCCGTAGGGAACATCGTTGAAAACAAGCCTATCTGCACTCAAATATATTGACGATGTTCCCGAGCCTCCTTGATTCGTAGATTTTTTGGCTTGTATAAGAATGGTGTTGCCTCTATACATCCCTTCGTCTGCTCTCGTCTGTTGAAACCTTATTGCTCCTATACCACTGTTCATATCACCAAATTGTGGCGGGTCATTTTGAGGAAGAGTATCTTTATCATAAAACAAAAGTCCCTGGCTATTCCAACCGAAGCTTTGCGTTGAATTTGCTATATTAGCAACATACCCTTTGATGTTAGTTCCGTCTATTGCTTGCGAACCGCTGAACGACCAATTTCCAGCAACTCCATCATGTTTTAAAGCGATAGAATAC